GTATGAACGCAACGGCAACGGCAACGGCGGTCGACACGTACGCGATCGCCACGGCGTTGACGACGCTCCAGGCTGAGGTGCGTCGCCGTCGGTGGCTCAACGACCCCGTGCTGTGGGTGCAAGAACGGCTGGGTGAAACGCTGTGGTCGCGGCAGCGGGACATCTTGCGCGCGATTCGTACACACCGAAAGGTTGCCGTGCACTCGTGCCACAACGTGGGCAAGTCGTTCATTGCGGCGCGCGCGGTGTGCTGGTGGATCGACGTGCACTTGCCCGGCGAGGCCTTCGTGGTCACGTCGGCCCCCACCGCACCACAAGTACGTGCGATCCTCTGGCGGGAGATTGGCCGTGCCCACGCGCACGGCAGCTTGCCGGGTCGGCTCAACCTCACTGAGTGGTACATGACGGTGCGTGGGCGCGAGGAGCTCGTAGCGTTCGGCAGGAAGCCAAGCGATTACGAACCCACAGCGTTTCAGGGCATCCACGCGCCGTACGTCCTCTACGTGTTCGACGAAGCGTGTGGCATGCCCGCCGCGCTGTGGGAAGCGGCCGACTCGCTCATCGCGAACGACGCGTCGAAAGCGTTGGCAATCGGGAACCCGGACGACCCACAGTCCGAGTTCGCGCGGATCTGCCGCCCCGGCAGTGGTTGGCATGTGGAGTGTATTGGGGCGTTCGACAGCCCGAACTTCACCGGGGAAGACGTACCGCCGGACCTTGCAGCGCAGCTCATCGGCCACACGTACGTGGAAGAGAAGAGGCGGCGGTGGGCGCCCTCGTGGAGCTGGGATGAGGCACGGCGTCGAGTGCTGCCTCCGCCTGGCGGCGAGGACAGCGCCAACCCACTCTGGTACAGCAAGGTCCTCGGCGTGTTCCCCGCGAAGCAAGATGCGGGCGCGCTGATCCCGTTGCCGTGGCTCGCCGCGGCACGTCAGCGTACGCCCGCACCGGTGGGCCAAGTAGTGCTTGGCGTGGACGTCGGCCGCGGAGGTGACGCGTCCACGATCTGCTTGCGTCAGGGCACCGCGTTTCGCATCATCCACGAAGACCATAACCCAGACACAATGCAGACGTGCGGCGCTGTTGTAGACGCGTACGCGCGCTACAACGCCGCATCGGTCCGCGTGGATGAGATTGGCGTCGGGGCGGGCATCGTGGACCGTGGCCGTGAGCAAGGGCTCCCGTTTGTCGGCGTCAACGTGGGCGAGGCAGCGCGGGACGCCGCACACTTCGCGAATCTCCGCGCTGAGCTGTACTGGCACTTGCGCTCCCTGTTCGAGCATGGCTTGATTGCGCTGCCTGCGGATGACGACGACACCGCAGCGGAGCTGGCGGAGTTGCGGTATCGGCGGCTGTCGAACGGGAAGATTCAGATCGAGTCGAAGGAGTCCATGCTCAGGCGCGGCGTGCGGTCGCCGAACCGCGCGGAGGCGTTGATGCTTGCGGCCGCACCCGAGGAGCTGTTGACGTCGCGTACTGCCACGGCGCCCAACGCGCTGGCGGACGTAGTGGCGTGGTGACGGACGGATGGTGATGACGTATGCCGGAGCGCTTTGAACCACCGCCGCCCTCGCGTTCGCGTTTGCGCAGCCTCGCGTCCGTACTCACTGCGCGGAACTTGCTCGCGTCCGTCGCGGGGAAGACGTTCAGCGGCAAGCGGGACTTGTACGCCGCGCTCGGCTATGCCCGGGACTTGACGGCGGTTGACTATCGCGCCCGCTTCGAGCGGAGCGAGGTCGCGTACACAATTGTCACGGCGGCGCCCGACGCCACGTGGCGCGGTGACATTGCGCTCGTCGAGGACGAGGACCCGGAAACTGTGACGGAGTTCGAAGCCGAGTTCGACGCGCTCGCGTCCCGCGTGCAGTTGTGGTCCGTGTTCCATCGCGTCGACGTCCTCGCGGGGCTTGGACAATACGCGGTCCTTCTCATCGGGGCACCAGGCGCGTTGGGCGCGCCACTGGAGCGCGGGCCGGTGTCGTACGTGCAGCCGTTCGGCGAAGACAGCGCGCGCATCACGCGGTGGGACGAAGACCCACAGAGCGAGCGGTTCGGCTTGCCCACTGAGTACACACTGCGCACGGCGAAGAAGTCGTACATCGTTCACTGGTCACGCGTCGTCCACGTTGCGGAGAACGCGTTGGACGACGGCGTGTTGGGCGTCCCGCGTCTCCGCGCAATCTGGAACAGGTTGGACGACCTCGACAAGGTTGTCGGCGGCGGGAGTGAAGCGTTTTGGCTCCGCGCGCATCAGGGCACGTTGCTGTCCCTTGACAAGGACCTGACGGTCACGGCAGAGGCCTTGCGCGACATGCAGGAGCAAGTGGACGAGTTCGAGCACGGCTTGCGGCGCGTCCTTCGCCTGCGTGGTGCAGAGGCAGAAGTGCTTGGCTCAGACGTCGCGGACTTCTCGCGGCAGGCGGACGCGATATTGACGCTCATCGCGTGCGGCGCGAAGATCCCCAAGCGCATCCTACTCGGGTCGGAGCGCGGCGAGCTGGCGTCCTCACAGGACGAGAAGCATTGGCAGGACACGATTCGTGCACGGCGGGTGCAGTACGCCGAGCCCGTGATTGTGCGCGCGTTCGTCGATCGCCTCACGGCGCACGGCATCTTGCCCAAGCCGGAGGCGTACGACGTGCGGTGGCCAGAGATCGAGCAGCTGGATGACGTGCAGAGGGCGGACGTGGCCACGAAGTGGGCCGAGCTCAACACGAAGGCAGGCGAGGTGGTCGTGACGGGTGCGGAGATTCGCGACCGCGTGTTGAACCTGCCGGCGTTGGAGGACTGAGGCGTGCTGGGCAACGCGTCAGCAATGAGCAGTGCGCAAGCGCGGCCGCAGCCATGGCGGCGCGTTCATGCCATTGCCGACGCCGGCCGCGGCGCCCTCTACCGCGCGTTCCTCCGCGCGGCGGACAGCGTGGACGCGGACTCCCTCGTCCTGCTGTTCGCTCACGACAACGAGCAGGCAGCGTTGCGGCGCGCGGAGGCGCTCGCGGTTGAGTTCGCTGAGGCGTTGGCCGACGCGTTCCCGCGTCCACTGTTCGACATGCTCGTCGCTAGCGGGGAAGCGGCGTTCGCGCGTGATGGGACATTGATCACCGTTGCGCAAAGCATCGGCATGGCGTTCGACAAGACGTCGCCGTACGCTGTCCAATGGGCCTCGCGGCACGCTGCGGAACTGGTGCGGGACATCAGTGAAGACACGCGGCGCGTGTTGCGGCAGATCGTCCGCCAGATGTTCGTCAAGCAAATCCCGCCGCGGGATGCTGCGCGGCTCGTGAAGGACGTCATCGGCCTCACGGAGCGCATGGCAGCGCAGGTCTCGGCGCGGCTGGAGCGTGGTTGGAGTGCGGCAGACGTGCGGCAGTACGCTGCCCGCCTCGTCCGGCAGCGTGCAATGATGATCGCCCGGACCGAGTCGATTCGCGCGTCGAACGAGGGGCAGCGGCAGGCGTGGGCGCAGGCTGTACAGAAGGGTCAGTTGACCGGACAGGAGCTGCGCACGTGGATCGTGACGCCCGACGATCGGCTGTGCCCCACGTGCTCGGCGATGGACGGGCAGCAGGTAGGGTTGAACGCGCCGTTCCAGCTGCCGGATGGCAGCACGGTGCAGACCCCGCCCGCGCATCCGCTGTGTCGGTGTGCGCAAGGGTTGGTGCGAGTACCGACGCCGCCCGTTTCGCCTTTGAAAACCACGTTCGATTCCGTGCGCGTCGACAACGCGCAGGTGTACGCCGTCATCGACGCAGAGCTGGCCAGGATCCGGCAACGCTTTGCTGGCACACGTGCGCTGCGGGTCCGGCGGTTGATGTTGGCGGATTTGAAGGGCCAATTGGGCACGTACTCCGCAGCGGACGACACGATCCGCTTGTCGACGCACGTCGGGCAGTTGACGGGCCCGGTCACCGTCGGGCGGCAAGCGTTCAATGTGGACCAGAGCGTGGCAGGCGCATTCCGTCACGAGCTGGGTCACGCGTTCCACGCACGCTACGTGGCAGGGAATGCGCGGCTGCGTTCGCGGTGGAACGCACTCGCGGCGCAGAAGCAGTACATCAGCAAGTACGCGGCGACGAACGCGGACGAGTATTTTGCGGAGGCGTTCAGCGCGTTCACGCACGCGGACTACGCGCCGGGCATGTTGCCCGCGCCCGTGGAGCGCTTTCTGCAGCGCGTGCTCACGCGGCGGCTTGCGACGAAGAGGCCAGTGGGCAAGGGCGTCTTTCCTGCGTTGCCAGCGCCGAAGCCTTTGCCGCACAAGGATCCGGTCTCGCTGGCAGGCGACTTTCGCGGCGCGTGGTATAGGAACGTGCGGGCGAACATCAAGCACCTGTACACGGAGTACAGACGGATCTTGAGCCAGCTGGACATGGAGACGCTGTCCGCGATTCAAGACTACGCGGGGACCGGTTTCCGCGCGATCAACGAAGCGTTGCGGCAAGGGCAACCCACAAGGCTCGGCGAGTTGATTCAGGCGGCGTTGCTCAAGTCGCCTCCCCCACCCGTGAAGCGTGTCTGGCGTGGCGTCAACTGGACGCCACCAGACGGGTGGCGTCAAGGGCAGGTCGTGCAGTTGAGTGGGTTGCAGTCCACGAGCGTGGACCCGATGGTGGTCGCCCACTTTGGGGACTCAGTGCTGGAGATCATTGAGCCGACGCATGGCTTGTACATTGCGCCGCTGAGCGGGCTGCCAGAGGAAGCAGAGTTCCTGTTGCCGCACGGCACGAAGATCCGCGTCCTTCGCGTCATCACGGACGTGGATCTGCCTGGCGGTGGGTGGGCACGGCACGTGATCCTTGCGGAGGTCGTGGAGTGAAGAAGAAGCCGAAGAAGAAGAAGTACGGCGTGGCGGCACCGCAGCCGCTGAAGAAGACGCGGCGGCTCGAGCGCTTTGTGCAGCCGCCGGATGGCTGCGTCCTGCTCTACGACCCGCCGCCAGGGAGGACACAGTGATCCCTGAGCCGCGTTGCAGCGTTCGTCGGTGTCGGTGGTTGCGGGGCGTGGTGCAGCCGTTCGGCACAGAGGAGGAAGAGCATCCGTACTGCCCAGCGTTTCCGAGCGGCATTCCGGATGACATTGCGTACGGCGACGACTTGCACTTAGCCGTGCGCCCAGGGCAGGTGGGCGACACCGTGTACGAGATGGAGTTGGAGCAATGATTGTCAAGCGTGGTGACCAGTGGTGCTTGCTCACGAAGGACGGCAAGCGGACGTTGGGTTGCCACGACACACGCAGGAGAGAGCGATCATGGCTAACACGCAACAGTACCGCACCGCCCGCGTGTCCGTGTCCGCGGCGCAGCTGCGCAGCGCAATGTTCGACGGCCGTGAGCACATTGTCGTCCCGGTTGTTGCGCTGAAGGAAGGCGTGATTCAGCCGTTGCAGGCACCACGTCCGGAGTTCGTTCCCGCGGCTGTGTTGCGCGTTGCGCCGCAGGGGTGGAACGGACGTCCCGTGATGATGGGGCACCCGACGAACGGGAACGGGCCCGTGTCCGCCAATTCGCCGGAGGTGCTGGAGGGCGGTCGAGCGGGGTACGTGTTCCATTCACGGATGGATGGCGACGCGTTGCGCATGGAAGCGTGGTGCGACGTGGCCAGGGCCGCGGCGATCCCGCAGTTGGCGGACACGCTGAAGCGACTGCAGGCGGGCGAGACGGTGGACGTGTCCGTCGGTGCGTTCGTGGAGACAGAGGAGCGCAGTGGCGAGTGGAATGGCGTGCCGTACGAGGTGGCTTGGACCTCCGTGACGCCGGACCACTTGGCGTTCCTTCCCGCAGGTGTGCCAGGTGCGTGCGACGTGACGATGGGGTGCGGTGCGGGCGTAGCAGTGGCGCAGAAAGGAGAGACGCGTATGGACGAGGAGCGCAAGCGGTCGTTGCGCGAGCGCTTGCTTTCGCTGTTCTCCTTCCGGTCAGCGGAAGGGCTCAGTGACCAGGACTTGCGCAACGCACTCGACAAGGTGCTGCGTGCAACAGAGCCGGGCTATCTTGGCATCGAGGCTGTCTTCCCTGAGGAGCAGAAGGTCGTGTACGCCGTTGCTCCAGGCGAGGCGGTGGCACTGTTCCGCCGCAGCTACACCGCGGCAGAGGATGGCTCGGTGACCGTGGGTGACGACGCAGAACAGGTGCGGCCTGTGACGAGGTTCGAGTCAGTGGAGACGGAGCCGTCGCCGGCTGCCGCGCAGAAGAAGAAGGAGGGCATTGCCGTGGGATGCACCACACATCGGAACGCGGAGAAGATCAGGGCGCTGGTCAGCTGCCCCAAGACGCCGTGGACGGAAGCGGACATTCCGTTCCTCGAGTCGCTGCCGGACGAGCGCCTGGCGCAGTTCGCCGCCGCAATGGCCCCGCCGCAGCCGCCGTCGGAAGAGGAATGGCTGCGCGCGGCGCCGGAGTCCTTGCGGCGCATCATCGCCGACTACCGGGCGGCGCAGGAGCGGAAGAAGCAGGAGCTGGTGACGCAACTGCGCAGCGCGCAGAAGGTGTACAGCGAGGCCCAGCTCAACGAGATGGACGTGCAGCGGCTCGAGGAGATCGCGGCGTTGGTGAACGCGACGGCGGCCGCGACCACCACCGTCGTGCGTCCGCCCGCGGTTCGCGAAGAGGGCGTGCCGCCGCCCGTGGACCTGACCGCGCGGATCAAGTCGCTGCGCGGCGCAGCGTGAGAGGAGGTACTGACACATGGCGAAGAAGGTCATCGCACTGCTGGGGTCGCCCATCGTCACGGAAGATGGCGTGGCGGGGACGGCGACCATCCGGCCCGGCATGTTGGTCGGGGGCGTGTCGACCATCGTGCCTTTCAACGTTGCGGGTGGTCCGGCCCCGCGCACGTTCGCGCTGGAGCGCGACGAGCTCGGCAAGGGCATCGACGAGCTGTACGCGTCCGGCGACGTGGTGAAGGTCGGGTCGTTCGCGCCCGGCATGCACGTCAACGCGATCATCGCGAGCGGGCAGAACATCGCGGAAGGTGCCTGGCTCGAGCCTGCCGCGGATGGCACGCTGCGCGTCCTGGCGTCGGGCACACGGATCGCGCGTGCGCTGGAAGCGGTCAACGCCACGGCGGTTTCGTGGGCACGGATCCGCGTGGAAGTGTACTGAGGCAGAAGGGAGGACACAGACATGACTGCAGAAGGCGCGCGGCTCGACACGGGTCGCGAGTTCTGGCATGCGGCCGACGGCCGCTGGGCGGGAGAGCGGCTGCTCGAAGCGCTGCAGCGCGGCGAGCCGCTGACCACCGCAGCGCTGCGCACGAACGCCACGTTGCGGAAGGACGAGTGGGTGGCGTTCGACGAAGCGCTGGTCGAGGAGGCGGTGATCCGGCTGCGGGGCGTGGCGGACCTCCGTGCCGCGGGGCTCGTCATTCCGGTGCGGAACGGCATCGGGAAGACGATCTTCGAGTACGAGAAGGTCAGCGACATGTCGGAGGCCGAGATCAGCCTCGACGGCATGACGATGGGTGAGGACGATCGGCAGGAGTTCACGCTGGACGCTCTGCCGATGCCCATCCTGCACAAGGGCTTCTCGCTGTCGCTGCGTACGCTCGCCGCGTCGCGCGAGCGGGGCGAGTCGCTGGACACGACACAGGCGCGGACGGCGGGCCGGCTGGTCAGCGAGCTCGCGGAGAAGCTGCTGTTCCGGGGCACGACGAAGAAGTTCCGCGGCCTGCCGATCTACGGGTACACCACGCACCCGGACCGGAACGTCGTGAACTACGAGGGCACGGGCGGCGTGTGGTCCAACGCGGCCAAGACGGGCGAGCAGATCCTCAAGGACGCGCTGACCTTGAAGGCCGCGCTGGAGGCCGACCGCATGTACGGGCCGTACTGGCTCTACGTGCCGAGCGACGCCAGCACCAAGCTCGAGGAGGACTTCAAGGCGAACAGCGACCTCACGATCCGTCAGCGACTGCTGCAGATCGACGGGCTGCAGCGGGTGCAGGTCGTGGACCAGCTGCCCTCCGGCAACGTCGTGATGTGCCAGGCCACGCGTGATGTCACCTGCCTCGTCGAGGGCGAACCCCTGCAGACGATCCAGTGGGACATCCAGGGCGGCATGGGCATCAAGTTCAAGGCGTTCGCGATCTGGATCCCGTTGATCCGGAGCGACGCGCAGGGTCGGAGCGGCGTCGCGCACATGGTGGCGTAAGGTCACTGAGGGGCCAGTTCCGCCATGGCTGCCACGTACAATCCAGCGTTGGGGACGGACCTCGACTGGGTCCGTCTCCTCGCTGGGGACAGAGACACGGCGAACGCCATCCTGACGGACGAGGAGATCGATGGGCTTCTTGCTGCGGCACCGAACCGTTGGATCGCTGCAGCAATGGCATGCGACGTGATCCTTGCTCGCGGGCAAGGCGTGGTGAGCAAAGCCGTTGGCGATCTGCGGCTGGAGTACGGCGGGAACGTGGAATCCGCGTACCGGCAGCACGCGCAACGGCTACGTGAGCGTGGGGCGGCGGAGACGTTCAACGCGAGCGGGGAACGGCAATCCGTGTTCCGCACACTGTGATGTTGCGCGACCTGCGTGATTTGTTCGCGGACACCGTAGTCCGTGAGCCGTACGTGTCCACGGACCGGTACGGCGCAGTGACGTATGGCGCAGCGCAGACGTGGCGCTGTCGCGTGAGCAATGCGCATCGGCTTGTGCGTGCGGCCGACGGGCGCGAGGTCGTGTCCACTGTGCAGGTGCTGATCGCGGGCACGCCGGGCTGTACCGTGCGGGACCGGTACACGTTGCCCGCCCGCTTCACGCCGCAGCAACCGCCCGCTCTTGCAGTGAAGCTGGTGTCGGACGAGCGTGGCCCGTTGTACGAAGTGGTGCTGTTCGCATGACGTACGTCGCCGTCACGACGCTCAATGAGGCACGGACAATCGCTGCCTTGATCCGTACGTGCCGCGCGCAGGGGTGGGCGGTCATCGTTGCGGACGCAGCGAGCACGGACGGCACCGCGGCCATCGCGCGGCGGGCAGGCGCAACGGTGCTCGATGTGGGTCGGTGCCCGATCGGCCCAGCGTTGATGGCTGCGTGGCACGTCGCGTTGGACGCCGGCGCAGAGCGCGTGTTGCAAATGGACGCGGGCGGGTCGCACGACCCGTTGGACGGGCGGCGGTTGCTGGCAAGTCACGGGGACTTGGTTATTGGCAGTCGGTTCGTGCCGGGCGCGCGGTACTTCGGGCGACCGTGGCGTCGCGTCGGCAGCCGTGCTGCCGGCGTCGCGTGCATGTTGCGGACGGGCGTTCCGTTACACGACTGGACTAGTGGCTTCCGCGCGTTCACGCCGGAGGCGTTGCAGGTGGCGTTGGCCGGCGGCTACCGTGCCATGATGCACGGGTGGCAGATCGAAGTGCTGGTTCGCGTGCTTCGTGTGGGCTTGACCGTGTACGAAGTACCAATTCAATACCGCGCGGGTCGGTCGTCGTTCGGCTGGCGTGAAGTGCGGGAAGCGTGTCGAGTGTGGGCAGCGCTATGAGCGACGTTGTAGCATTGGGCAGCATCTTCCGGAACAGCAGCTGGTACTTGGACCGGTACTTCGCGCAGGTGGCGCAGTTGCAGCACGCTCTGCGTGGTGCTTTGCGCCTGATCCTCGTCGAGGGGGATTCGACGGACGACACGTGGGCGCAGTTGCATCGGCGCTGTGACGGGCTGGACGCGGTGATCGTGAAGCGAGAGCACGGCGGCCCAGCGTACGGCAGCGTGGACTTGCCTGCGCGGTGGAAGCAGCTCGCGTACTGTTGCAATGGCGTGCTGGACGCCGTGCGGGACATGACGGATGTGTCCGCACTGATCTACGTGGAGAGTGATCTCGTCTGGCGGCCGGAGACGATGCTTCGCTTGCTGTCCGTGGCAGGTACGAGCGGGGCAGCTGCACCAATGTGCTTCACGGCGCCGCAAGGCCTTGACGGGCCGCGGGGGACGTTCTACGACATTTGGGGGCACATGAAGGACGGCGTGAACTTTTCGCCGCACCCGCCGTACCATCCGGCCCTGACAAATGGGCAGCGACTGGTGGCCATTGACTCTGCAGGGTCGTGCGTAGTCGCGTCGGGCGGGATTGTGCGCGACCCTCGCGTACGGTTTGACGAGGCAGATTGCATTCGCGGCTACTGCCGCTCCATCCGCGCGTTGGGAGTGACGCTGTGGCTGGATACGACGTGCGAAGTGCGCCATCCGTGAGGATGCGCGACGACGATCCGGGCGAGCCGCAGCACGGCCTGCCCCGCATCGGCATTGACGAGGGCGAGGAGCCCCTGCTGTCTGCACTCGCACGCGGGCGGTTGGTGTTGGAGATCGGCACGGGGCTCGGGTACAGTACGCGTGCGCTGGCGCGTACTGCGCGGCTTGTGGTGACAGTGGATCCTGACGAGTGGGTCGAGAAGAATATCGTACCCACGTTGCCCTTGAACGTCGCCTTCCGTCGAGAGCTGTCTGGCCCTGTCCCCGTCGACCTTGTGTTCGTTGACGGAGACCACAGGCCGGACGCCGTGCGTCGGGACACGTTGCTCGCCGTGCAGTGCGTGTGCGATGGCGGCTTGGTCGTGTTCCATGATTGGACGGGTCTTGATGACGTGGCGGGGAGCGTACGCAGCGTCGTCGGTGGCGCTGCTCCGCTGTACGCAATCCCCACGAAGTACGGGCTTGGTGTGCTGGTTGTCACGTCGGACGTGATTGCGTGCATCGCAAGGGGTGGACGATGAACGTATACCTGACGCCGCAGAAGGGGTTGTCACGCGCGATGACGCGTGTGGCAAATGCGCTGGTGCAGCATGCTCCGGCGCACGTGACTGTCGTGCATGACGTCGAGGCCGCCGATCTCGTCATCCTGCACGTGATCGGATACCCAGAGACGGAGGCAGCAGTGCGGGCAGCGCGGGCCCGCGGACAGCAGTACGCGTTGATTCAGTACTGTATCCGCAGCACGCAGCGCCCGCACACGTCGGACTGGGCCACGTTGTGGTCTCGTGCGCGGTGCGTGTGGTCGTACTACGACTTGAGGCAGCTGTGCGCTGAGGACGGCACGCCTCCACCACGTACTTTTGTCCATGCGCCGTTGGGCGTGGACAGCACGATGTTCTGGACGGGGCCGGGCGCCGTGCGCGACTTGTTGGTCCTGACCAGCGGGTACGTGCCCGAAGCGGAGAGCGTGCTTGAGGTGCACGAGGCAGCGCAGAGGGTCGGCGGCCGCGTCGTGCACGTCGGACCGCCGGACGACCGTTTCGGCGATCACGTCGTGTGCGTGCACGGCGTGCCGGACCACGAGCTTGTGCAGTGGTACAGGCGGGTGCAGTTCGTGACGGGTCTGCGCCGCGTGGAAGGCTTCGAGTTGCCGGCCGCGGAAGGGTTGCTGTGCGGGGCGAGGCCAGTGCTGTTCGACGCGCCGCATTATCGGCAATGGTTCGGGCCGTGGGCGGAGTACGTTGAGGAATCGGACCCGGCAGCGCTGGTCGACGACCTCGTGCGCGTGTTCCGGACGGCGCGGTCGGTGTCGGACGCCGAGCGTGAGGCTGCGGCAGACGCGTTCAGTTGGCAGCGCGTCTGCACTGCGTTCTGGGATGCCGTCGGCAGCGTGCCGGCAGCGCCGAAGCGCGCGAAGCGGCGACCGTCTCTCCTCTGGATCGGCGACGCGGCGTGCAGCACCGGCTTCGCTCGCGTCACGCACAACGTGTTGGACCGCCTCGTGCCGGAGTACGACGTCACGGTGTTGGGGATCAATTACATCGGAGACCCGCACCCGCACCCGTACCCGATCTTCCCGTGCTATCCGGGCGGGGACGTGTTCGGCTACGGTCGCGTGAAGCAGCTGGTGGAGCAGCTGCGGCCGGACGTCGTGGTGCTGTTGAACGACACGTGGAACGTGCCGGCGTACTTGGACAGGATTGGCAAGGCAGCGGCCGTCGTCGCGACGATGCCAGTCGACGGGCACAACGTGCGTGGGCGTGCGTTGAACAGGCTTGACGCGGCGGTGTTCTGGACGCAGTTCGGGCTGAACGAAGCGCGGGGTGGTGGGTACACGGGTCCGGCTGAAGTCATTCCGCTCGGCGTGGACTTGGACACGTTTCAGCCAGTGGACAAGCGCGCCGCGCGCGAGGCGTTGGGCTTGCCGTCGGAGTGCTTCGACGCGTTCATCGTGGGCAATGTAAACCGCAACCAGCCACGGAAGCGGCTGGACCTCACCATCGCCGCGTTCGCGACGTGGGTGCGGACGCACAAGATTCGGGACGCGTATCTTTTCCTGCACGTCGCGCCGACGGGCGAGCTCGCGTACGACGTGAAGCAACTTGCCGAATATTTTCACGTCGCAAACCGGCTGATCCTTGTTGAGCCAGAGATCAGGCACGGCGTGAATGAGGCCAGGTTGGCGTTGACGTACTGTGCGTTTGACGTCCAACTGTCCACGACGCAGGGCGAGGGGTGGGGCTTGCCGACGCTCGAAGGCATGGCGTGCGGCGTCCCACAAATCGTGCCGGACTGGTCCGCGCTCGGTGAGTGGGCACGCGGTGCGGCGTACTTGGTGGAGTGCGTGAGCATTGCGGCCACGCCGTCCGGCATCAATATGGTTGGCGGCGTCGTGGACCCTGACGACGTCGCGGTCGCGCTACACGCCGTGTATGAGAACGCTGCGCTCCGCGACCGGATGCGGGAGCGCAGTTTGGCGTTGGCGCATGAAGAGCGTTTCCGGTGGGACAGCATCGCCGAGAAGTACGCCGAAGTGCTGGCGGTGCGCGTGTGAGCTATCATGCCAGTCCGAACTCCAAAAGAAGCGGCGCAGTACTTGGCGGCGTTGGCCCGTAGTGCGGGCACGGCGATCGCTGCTGCTCTGCGTGAGGAAGCAGAGATCGAGGCGACGGAGGCGAAGCGACGGACGCCCGTCGACACGGGCACGTTGCGGAGCACGATCACCGTTGCCCCCGTGCGGTTGCGCGGGCGTACGTACACGACGGCGATCGAGGCAGGTGGCCCGGCCGCCCCGTACGCGGTCATTGTGCACGAGAACTTGGAAGCGTTCCACAAGGTGGGGCAGGCGAAGTACATCGAGTCCGTGCTGAACGAGTCCGCGCCGTACATGTTGCTTCGCGTGGCACGGAACGTGCACCGACGACTCACGTGAACGTGACGCCATGACGTACTACCGCGAGTTGGACGTGTTGCAGGAGCCGACGGACGTAGGCTTGGACGCGGCGGGACGTGCACGCGTCGCGTTCAACGTCTACGCTATCAAGGAAGCGAGCGCGACGTTCGCAGAGGAGCTGGCGGCGCGACTCGTGTCGCAAGGGGTCGTGGCGTCGGGCCAGGTGTACATTGGCACGGCCGCGGAGCCCGTACCGCCGTGCGTGTCGATTATCCTCACGGGCGGACGCGCGCCTGAGCGGTTGCAGGATCAGATCTCGCCGCCTGCGTATCAACAGCCGACAGCGCAGATCGTGGCACGTGCGGCAACGTACGCAGAAGCGCATGCACTGGCACGCGCGGCGTACAACGTCTTGGTCGGCGTACGGAACGTTGACCTTGTTGCGTAAAAGGAGGTTGAGGACATGCCTCGAGGATTCAGCGCTCAAGGGACGGTGATCGCGCGGTCGCCGGACCCGAACTGGCCGGACAATGCGCCGCAGGGCGGTTCGGTCACGTTCACCAACATCGCGGAGCTGCGGGACATCACGCCTCCAGCGCTCACGCGGAATGAGATCGAGACGACGACGCACAACGAGACGGACGACGCGTATCTCGTGGGCATTCGTCGTCACGGGCCCATGACGTTCACCATCAACTGGTTGCCGAGTGGGGCGTCGTTCGGGCACGACCACATCACGGGCTTGCAGGCCGCGTGGGCGACCGGGTCGCGGGACATCTACCGCATCACGTTCCCCGACGGGTCGAAGTGGACGTTCAGTGGGTACGTGACGAATTTCGCGCCGTCGGCGCCGGTCGACGACGTGCTGTCGGCGGACGTGACGATCCGGCCGACGGGTGCGCACAGCTGGTCGTGATGGTGATGGAGGGGTGGCCATGAAATACCTGACTGCGGACGCGATTCGGCAGATCAACGACCGGGGCGTGACAGAGGTGCAGGTGCCGGAGTGGGGAGGCAGCGTCCTGCTCCGGCCCCTGTCCGCCGCCGAGGCCTTGCAGTTCGCGGAGGCGACAGAGCAGGACAGGCGCGCGGCGTTGGTCCGCGTGGTCATTCTGTCCGTCGTGGACGAGGCAGGGAATCGCTTGTTCACTGACGCAGACGCGGAGTGGTTGGCGGCGAAGAACTTCCGCGCGCTGCTGCGCATTCAGGAAGCCGTGCTCGAGCTCAACGGGCTCGGGGACGTGGCTGTCAAAGCCGCAAAAAACGCCTGAAGCGAGACGGGTTGCGCCGCTTCGCATACCGTCTCGCGTTGCGGCTTGGGTGGGTGGACGTGGACGCGATGCTCCGGAGCATCACGGCGACACAGCTGGCTGAGTGGCGCGCGTATGCGATGTTGGAGCCGTTCGACGAGGAGCGCGCGGACATCCGCGCTGCGCAGATCACGTGGGCGATTGTCAACGTGAACAGGGACACTCGACGCCACCCACGCCCGCTTCCGTTGTCGGACTTCGTCTTGCGGTTCGATGAGGACGCTACCGCGCCGCGGCGGCAGCGGACGTGGCAGGAGCTGAAAGCGTTAGGGCAGCTCGCGTCGGCGATGTACGCGTCGGAGAACCAGCGTGGCGTTTGAAGTAGGCGTTGTTCGCGGCGTCTTGGAGATCCAAGACAGGTTCAGCTCGACGCTGAAGTTGGCGTCGGATAAGCTGTCCTTGACCGCGCAACGGTTGGAGGACATGAGCCGAGCGGCGGGCTCCGCCGCGCTCGCGTTGGCACCCGTCTCGCTTGCCGCCAGTAGTGCGGGGGCCGCCGTCTTCAAGTTCGGCAAGGACTTTGAGACGACGATGTCGCGCGTTGAGACGTTGGCGGGCGTCTCGGCGGCAACGGTGCGCCAGTTCGAACGTCAGATCATAGAGATGGCGGGGCAGCTCGGCCGCACCCCACAAGAGCTGGCGGAGGGCATGCTCGTAATTACGTCAGCGGGCATGCGCGGCGCTGAGGCGCTGGACGTCTTGCGCGTGTCGGCGCAGGCTTCCGCAACGGGCCTCGGGGACACGAAAGCCATCGCCAGTGCGATCACGTCCGCGGTGATGGCGTACGGCGAGGCGAACCTGTCCGCCGCACAAGCCGCGGACGTGCTGCTCGCGACCGTTCGTGAAGGCAAGGCAGAGGCAGCTGAGGTCGCACCAGTGCTGGGCCGCGTGGTCGGCATCGCGTCACAGGTAGGCGTGACGTTCGACCAGGTCGGCGCGTTCATTGCCACGTTCAC